TAATTCGTGCAGCAGCGCAAGCAGTTGGCGACTACACAAACGCAGGTGCAACATTCTCAAAGGTTGAATTGACTACAAAGAAGATTCGTCTTGACTGGGAAGTATCTGCAGAAGCACTAGAAGATAACATCGAAGGTGCAGCACTAGAAGATCACATTGTCCGCTTGATGACAAACGCTTTCGGTAACGATATCGAAGACCTTGCAATCAACGGAACAGGTACAGGATCAGACGCATTCCTTTCAATCATGGAAGGTTTCGTTCCTCGTGTCAAGACAGATGGAGACGCACATGAGTCAGTTGTAACAGTCACTAATGATGCCTGGACAACAGAAGTAATGCAGAACATCATTCTTGCAATGCCACGTAAGTATCGTGCTATCAAGTCTAACTTGAAGTTCTATGCTGGTACAGATGCATTCCAGGGAATCATTAAGAACAATGGTACTTTGGCAGACGCAATTGCAGAAGCATTTGCTGGTACTCCAGCAGGTACACCTGCAAACCGTCAGGCATACCTTGATGGTACAGCACAGACATTCGGCGGAGCACGTACAACACGTGTTCTCGGAATTGACGTACAGGAAGTTCCTTACTACCCTGCAGGATATGTCGACTTGACATTCCCACAGAACCGTGTATGGGGATTCCAGCGTGACATCACTGTAAACCGTGAATACAAGCCAAAGAAGGATACTGTAGAATACACAGTCTTCGTTCGCTTCGGTCTTCAGTGGGAAGAGCAAGATGCAATCGCATTCGCTGACGCTGCATCAGATGCATAATCTGTAAACAGTACAATTTAGGGGGAGTAGGAGTTAGTTCTCCTGCTCCCCTTATTACTTATAATGATATAATACTAACAAGGAGGAATTATGGAAAACATTAATGAAAATCCAATTGTAGAAGAAACAACATACGAATCACCAGTTTTTGAAGCACCCGTTGTAGAAGAACCTGTTGTAGAAGCCCCAGTGGTTGAGCATGTAGAAGAAACTCCAATTGTAGAAGAGGCTGCTCAAGAAGTAGTTGAAGCACCTGCATACCAGGCACCTGAAGAAGTTCAGGCACTTGGATCAGTAGCAGCAGGAGTCATTGGAGCAACAACAGCACCAAAGGCAACTGAAAGAAAGAAGAGCGCAAAGGTCGCAGAGCCTAAAGAAACTGTAGCACTTTACTCAACAAAGAATGTAACATGGTCAGAAGTAGGTAAGGTCTATCGTGGCTATAACATTGTTAGCAAGGGTGCTGCTGAAAAGTGGCTTACTCGTTCACACATTCGCATAGCAACCCCAGAAGAAGTTGCCAAGGAATTCGGTAAGTAATTCATGGAGATATTGAGAGTTCCGCCATACGATGACATTGTTGTAAATTTTGTTGTACCTTCAGGCTATGAAGATGCAGATATTTACGCAAGAGTAACAGATATGGCGGACCTTTCAGTACAGGTTTTAGAATTTTTAGGATGGTCAACAGGAGACAATATAAACATATATCTTCCAGGAAGATATGATAATAACTACAGAGTAGAGATTTATAAAATTAGCGAAGGTGAAGAATTAATTCACGAAGAATACTATGAACTAGTCCGACCATATGTAGACCCAAATACATTAGGAACAACAGCATCAGAGATTGCTGAATATAAAATTTTAGAATTAGTTGCAAGATCAATGATAGACACATTTGTGCCAGAAGGATTTTATAACAAAAAGATAACAATAGTTGGAACTGGAAATGGTTCAGACTACTTCTCTTTATGGGAAAAAGTTTACAGAATATTTAAGGTTTATGAGAACAATGTTTTAGTTTATGATAGATCAAATCCAGACTTAGGTGATTATCAATATGCAATAACACCAGATAAGACTGCTATACAAAGAGTTCGTGCAGATGTGCTTGAGTTAAATAGGTATGAGTCAACAGCACAAAATCTACCAGTAGCAAGTGGAGACCTTGGTTACTATGGATACGAAGGAATATCTTTCCCATCAGGATATGACTACACATTTGTTGTAGACCACGGATACCTGAATGTCCCTGATGACGTAGAGTATGCAGCAAAACTATTAATAGAAGATCTTAAGTGTGGTAAGTTAGACTACTACAAGAGATACATAACAGCATACAATACAGATCAGTTTAGAATTCAATTTGATAAGGCAATGCTTGGCGGTACTGGTAACTTCTTAGTTGATAAGATACTTGACAAATATGTTAAGACCATTGTCAAGCCAGGGATAATTTAATGATATGCGAAGAGCCAGATTTTATATTCCCAATGCTTGCAGATGTATATCATCCAATAGTTGAGCAGGGAGTTTATGGTAACGTAGAGAAGACATGGATTCTAGATAGAACAATTGCCTGCTCTTTTGCCCCAGCAGGGGGAGCATTTAAAGAAGAAGTAAACCCTAATGTAAATATAACACAAGATAAAATTCTTATTGGCAGAGCAAAGACAGACATAAGAATGTCAAGCCTTGAAGCAAAAAACTCAATTACAAATGTTATAGTTACAAACCTTAGAGATAAAAACTGTAACGAAATACACTTAGAAACATCTGGTCCCCGTGCAGGCAAGTCTACTATCTTTGAGATTGCAACACAAGATCCTTTCGTAGGTCCATTCGGTTCAACAGAGTATTACAAGTTAATCATAAGAAGGTCTGAGAATCAGGCGGTAGATGTATGATTAAGGTAAAGTTTAACAATAGACAGTTTAATAAAGATATGAAAAACATTATTGATTACTCAACTGGTTTTGCCGAAGGAATACAAAAAGGTAAAAAAGATTTTCTTAATAATCTAGGTGCTGACGTATCAGAAATAGCCTCACAGTTCATTGACACAAATGCTAGAGTGTCTCCAGAGACTTTGCATCATGTCTACGAGTGGTACAAAAACGGAAGCCCAGAAGCAAGACTATTCGATATAGACTATACAGTCAGTAACATAGGACTTTCTTTTATTTCAAAATTTAAACAATCTAACACTGTAAAAGAAGGATCAAATGAGCCGTTTCGTGATAAGGCTATAATCATGGAAACTGGTACTTCTGTCGTAATAAGGCCACGTAATGCAGAGGCTTTAAGGTTTGAAGTTGATGGACAAATAGTTTATACAAAGAACCCAGTTGTTGTTCAGAATCCAGGTGGAAACACTCAGGGAGAGTTTGAAAAAGCATTTGATATGTTCTTTAGTAGATATTTTACTCAAGCATTTTTAAATAGTGGGAATCTTAAACAATACTTTGAGAACCCATCAGTATACAAGAAAAACTTAGGAAAGGGCAAGCGTGGCGGAAGATCAACTGGTATTTCTACAGGGTATCGTTGGGTCGCTAATGCTTCGGTGGCATCATAATGGAAGAGCCAACATCAACACTTAACACTCCAGTATTATGGATTAACAAATATCTTCAAGAAAAGATTGTTGAACTAACTACGCTAGACAGTGTTCCATTTTTCCCTACTGGGCCATCAACACTGGAGACTCTTCAAACTCAGTTTCCAGAAGGTGGAACAATGGCAGTGTATGACAGAATGTTTAGAATGCGTAGAGGGGCCTTCCCTCACATAAAGTGTGAGCAAGTGTTATATTATTTTTACTATACAGCAAATAATACTATAACAAATATGATAAGAGTTCAAGAGGCAGTTTTGAGACTTATGGATCGTGGAGACGAAAGCGCAGAAGATCTTAATGCTTGGGCAAAGGGTAAAACTTTTGACGGTATGACCTGTCAGTTCTATTTCCACAACTTTAAGATTTACCAGTTAGAAGAGGCACGAGATATAGTCGATTTTGGAACAGCCCGAACCTATGCGGGTAACAAAATAATTATTGACTATGACTACCATCAATCATCAAATAGGTACGCTGAGACAAACGCTTCCACAGCAGGAAGACCAAGATATAATAAAGAGGTAGTTGCAGAAGAGGGAATTCTTCCTTAAAAAGGGTAGTATAATTAACTTGAGGAAACAAGCCCTTTTAATCCAAAAGAAAAAAAAGAGGTGAAAAATATGGCATATACACGTGGTAGCAGCAACAATATTATTGTTGGAGCAGCAGCCCTCTTCACACATGAAGACGGCGTACTAACAGAAGCAGCCCTTCCAAGTTACGTAGCAGGAGACTCTTTCAAGGATACCCTTGAGGCAGATGCTGATTTCCGTAACATTGGTTACACAATGAATGGTTTGGAAATTCAATTCCAGCCAGACTTTGGTGAGGTTGCAGTAGATCAGGTTCTTGACGTTGCTAAGTTGTTCAAGCAAGGCATGCAGGTAAACCTAAATACTACATTCGCAGAATCAACACTAGAGAATCTTCTATTTGCATTAGCAGGTAAGGATTCAGATCTAGGTGCAGTATCAGGAACAGGACTAGGTGCAGGCTCTGCATCACTTAACCTTTCAGCAGGAGACATTGGCGAATGCCCAGTCGAACGTGGTTTGGTTGCAGTTGGTCCAGGAACTGGAGATTGCGAAGCAGGATCTTCAATCGAAAGAATCTATGTAGCATACCGTGCACTTTCAATCGAAAGCGTATCAGTATCTGCAAAGAGAGACGAAGCGACAATGTTCGAAGTATCATTCCGTCTTCTTCCAAACGATAACGCATCATACGGTAAGATCGTAGATCGCACTATCCCAGCAGGCGCATAATACAACTTAATATATACAGTTTAGCCCAGGCCCTAAAAAGTCTGGGCTTTTCTGTTATACTATATATATGGCAACAACTGTATATAATACAAAAAATATTGTTCTACAAGACGGGGTAGAGATAGAACTGTCTCCATTAAAAATAAAATATCTTAGACAACTAATGGATAACTTTGATGAGGTTAGAAATGCACAAGGAGATCTTGAGGCAATCGTAGCCCTATCAAAGTGTGCAAGAATTTGTATGAAGCAATTTAGACCAGAGATTACTCAAACACAAGAGATGCTAGAAGAATATGTTAACTTACAGGACATCTATGACATTCTAGACATAACTGCTGGTATTAAGATTAATGATAAATCAGAAGAGCCAGTAAAAAAACAAGCAGTTGATAGTGGTTCATCTTGGGAAGAACTTGACCTTGCAAAGTTAGAGTCTGAAGTATTTTTGCTGGGGATTTGGAAAGACTACGAAGAACTAGAAACATCACTATCCATGCCAGAGTTAATGATAACCCTATCTATTAGCAGAGAGTTAAACTACGATGAAAAGAAATTCCTTGCAGCGATGCAGGGTGTAGACCTAGACAAAAATGCTGAAAAAGCCAATGCCTGGGAAGAAATGAAAGCCAGAGTGTTTAGTGGTGGGCAAGCGTCTAACTCAAAAGACATTGTTGCACTGCAAGGATATAACGCAACAAAGGCTGGATTTGGGATTGGAATGGGTTTAGACTACGAAAAAGTAGACTAAAAACACGCCTGTTTATGGTATAATTAAACAACTACAATGGAGGAAATCATGGTTAAAGAAGTAGAAAACAAGAATCAACTGTCCCTTATAGACGGAACAAAGTTTGAGATTAAGCCACTAAAGATATCTCTACTTAAGCCTTTTATGGAGCACTTTACTAAACTGCAAGAAGTTGCAGATGATAATAGCAAGTCAATGGATGTTCTTATTGATTGCGTACAAATTGCATTTAAACAATACTTGCCTGCAATTGCAGACAACAGAGAGGCGATTGAGGAAAATCTAGATCTTCCTACAGTCTACAAGATCATTGATGCTGCTTCAGGAATGCAACTTTCTGATGCAACAGGTCTTCTAAACTCAATCAAGTAAAGAGGTGTGCTGATTGGCTGACGTAAATGCAAATATTGGTATTAATTTTGATACCAGTCAAGCCTTAGCACAATTACGTCAGTTACAGGCTGGTCTCAGCCGTTTTAATCAAACCCTAACTCAGGGTAATGTTGCAGCAATGAATGCACAAAAGGCTCTTAACAGCCAGTTGATGCAGGCCATTAATGCAACTGGAAAATTTGTTGCAACTCAGAAAGATGTAGCCACAAGCACATCTTCTTTTACGCAGGCACTTGAAAAAAATCAAATGTCGATGCGACAATACTTTAGATACACCGCTGCTGCAGCAACTCAAAATACAAAAGTATTTAAGGGTATGTTTGCACAAGAGCGTGAGACTTTAACTCGTGCCAGCAAAGATAGAGTAAAACTTCTACAAGCGCAGTATATCCAAATGCAGGCTGCAAATGGCGATACTATCAAAACACTTCAGGTGGTTCCAAAGCACCTAAAGATGGTCAATGGTCAGTATGCAGACTATGCAACACGCATGCAAATGGCTGCACAAAGACAACAATTCTTAAATAAACTATTAAGTCAAGGCTCAACTCAACTCCTGAATTTTGGTAAGAATACTCAGTGGGCTGGTCGCCAGTTAATGGTTGGTTTAACAATTCCTCTTACAATTCTTGGTTCTACAGCAGCAAAAGCATTCATGGAAATGGAACAGGCTGTAACAAAGTTTACAAGAGTTTATGGAGATATGCTTACAGGCGGAGATGCAACTGATAAGGCTATTGCAGACATTCAAAGACTTGCAAAAGAGTTTACAAAGTTTGGAGTCGCAGCAAAAGATACTGTTGAGATGGCAGCCTCTGCTGCAGCAATGGGTCTTACTGGAAATGATCTTAACTCTCAAGTTATTCAAGCAACAAGACTTGCTGTTCTTGGACAGGTAGAGCAACAGCAGGCATTAGAAACAACAATCTCTCTTACAAATGCTTTTGGTTTAGCAACAGATGAACTTGCTGGAAAGATTAACTTCCTTAACGCAGTAGAAAACCAGACAGTTCTCTCTATTGAAGACTTAACAATCGCAATTCCAAAGGCTGGACCAGTTGTAAAGCAACTTGGTGGATCTGTAGAAGATCTTGCATTCTTTATGACTGCAATGAAGGAAGGTGGAATCAACGCTTCAGAAGGTGCAAACGCACTTAAGTCTGGTCTTGCTTCTATGATTAATCCTTCAAAGAAAGCAAGTGAGTTTCTTGGAGATCTTGGAATTAACATTAAAGGACTTGTTGAAGCAAACAAGGGAGATCTAAAAGGAACAGTAGTAGGATTTGCAAGAGCACTCGACACACTTGACCCACTTAATCGTGCAAGAGCAATTGAACAATTATTTGGTAAGTTCCAGTTTGCTCGTCTGTCAACACTGTTCCAGAATGTTACAAAAGATTCTTCTCAGGCTGCAAGAGCACTTGGACTTGCTGGAGCATCAGTTGAAGAATTAGCAATCTTATCTGAGCGAGAACTTGGCAAGGTTGAAGATATGACTGGTAACAAGTTTAAGAAGGCTATGGAAAACATTAAACTCCAACTTGTTCCAATAGGTAAAGCATTCTTAGAAGCAGTTACTCCTATAGTTAGTTTTGTTGGAAGAGTCCTAGAAAAATTTAACACCTTAAGCGATGGAACTAAAAAAGTTATAACAATTGTTATTGGAGTTATTGGAGGACTTGCTCCAGTTCTATTGATGACATTTGGTGTTTTGATGAACTTTGTTGCAAATGGTATCAAGTTGTTTGCAAAACTTCGTGGTGGAGTTGCACAACTTAATGGTTCAAACAATGTTCTTGGCGGAGGGTTTGAGTATTTAACTAATCAGCAAATTGAAAACCTTGCACAATCTAACGCCTTGCATACATCTCATAGTCAATTAATCTCTACGTTTAATGTCGAAGCAGCATCAGTTCAAGCACTCGCAGCAGCATATCAAAATGCAGCATCTCAGGCTAGAGCACTTGCTCAGTCATCTCCAGGATTGTTTAATACAGTTCCAGGACCAGCAGGAGCAGTTTCAGGACTACCTACTCAGAAGTTTGCACAAGGTGGAGTTGTTCCAGGTACAGGAAATAAAGATACTGTACCAGCAATGCTTACTCCAGGAGAAGTTGTTCTATCAAAAGATATGGTTAAAAATAATCCAGAACTTATTGCTGGAATTATGAATGGCAGTGTTAAAAAGTATTCACAGTCAACAAACGTAGAGGGTGGTGGATTTTCTGCAGAGGGTCTAGCAACACGAGCAGCACAGATGAAGGAAGTTTACCTTGGCACTGGTAGCGAAGGGTTTGACAAGAGAGTCAGAGGACTTATAGATGGGGCAATTTCTGTTGGAGATGCAGGAGTTAAAAGAATAATTGAGTTTGCTAGAGCATCTGGAGAAGAGATTGTAGCGTCACAAACAGAGGCTATGAATCGTTGGCGAAGCGCAATGCTTGATGAAGCAGATGCAGCCCTTGCTTCTGTACCAGATAGATCTGCTTCAAAGGATGAAATAAAAGAGTTTTTAAAGACTAGAGCGCTTGGATCATCAAATGCTTTTGATACGCTAGATACTCATGGAGGACAAAACAAAGCACAAACCTTTGCACATACAGAAACATCAAGTGCAGTGCCTTATCAAGATGCAGTACGAATGTCTAGTCAAAGCAAAACAGTTTCTGATAGAGTTAAATTAATACAAGCAGGAGCAGACTGGGCAAATAATCTTCCAGATGATGACCCAAGAAAACCTGCAACCCCAGTTACGCCAGAGTTTAGACCAGTCTCTGCTGCAGGTATTCAGGGAATCACTATGGATTTAAACAAACAACTAGACGTTGGAACTGCAAGCGTTGATAAGTTTATTACTGAATTTACTAATTTAGATCCAATTGAAAAGTGGAGAACAAGCCTTGAAAATGCTGGTTATGATGTTGATGCCAATGCCGAAAAAGTAAGACAACTAGATGCAATATATGAGGAACACCTAAGAACTTTTGCTAGAAATAATACTACTGGTGAAATGAGTGACGCAGATTTAATGTCAATTAGAGAAAAAGCACTTGTCGATCCTAGACTAGATCCTGCAGTTGCAGCAGCATCAAGAAGATCTTCTAACAATGTTTCAGGAATAAGATCGAGTGGCGTCGGCGCAGAACAACAAGCATTGATTATGGAAGCATACAAAAATGGAGAGATTGAACTACCAGATGGAGTAACCTCTGTACCTAAAAATTTATTTCCAAAACCAGGCTCAGCAATTGGTGGAGAAGCAGGAAGAAAGAGAAGACTTGGAGTATTTGATCAAGAATTAGAGGATGAATTAGCACCTATTGTTGTGGCTACTCCAGAGGCAGAAGCAAATGCTGAAGCAGAAGGTGAAAAGATTGGTAAAGCAGCGACAAGAGGTGTAAAGAAGGGTGCAAAAACACAATCTCCTTCTACAGATGGAATCGAAGTTGGTAAAGATATTGCAGAAGGAGTTGTCATTGGTTTGCAAGAAGGAGAGGCTTCAGTTGCTTCTCAGGGTGCACAACTTGGTTCTTCTGCTGTACCTAAAAAACCAAGAACTGCAGCAGAAACACAATCAGCAGTCGACAAGATGGACCTTGATAACAAGGCTTTCTACGATGACCTTGATACTCCAGAATTTCGTGATGAAAGACAAGTTCTTAAATCTTTAGATAGACAAAGAAGAAAGCGTGGTGCAAATGCAACAGTAGATTCAATGTCAGAAACACCAACATCAGGACCATCATCTCTTACTATTGCCTCAACAGCAAGAACTGAAGCAGCAGCAGAACAGGTAGCAGCAAGCACAGAGCAAGCAGCAACAGCCCAAGCACAGGTTGTACAGCAGATTAAAGATGAAAGCAAATCAAGAGTTACCATTAAGGGCAATACTGTCAATATTGGAAAAGCACGAGAAATGGCTGATAAGGCTGAAAATGAAGCAGCAATTACTAGAGCACGAGCAGCAGCAATTGAAAATGAGCAAGCAGTCCAAAGAGCAAAGAACTCTCCAACAACTATCACCGATGAGCAAGTTCTTGCTGCTAAAGAAAAGGCTAATGCTGCTGAGTTAGAGTATGCAAGAATAAGACAAGAGTTGGCAGAGCAGGGAATTACTGCAGCCCAACCAGGAGAAATAGTACAAGAAGAAACAATTCAGGATCCAGCAAAGACTCCAGCAAAAGTTAAAAAAGCAGAGCAAATTATTTCTAATGGAACAGTAGAACAAGGAGATGGATTAAGAAGAATTGTTGAGGATACAGAGGATACCGCAGATTCAACTCTAGCAGTTGCAGATCAGACAGATGAACTTGCAAACATAACTGGAGAAGCCGTTGACGCTCAAACACAAACTGCAGGAAATCTTGTAACTGGCGCACAGATAACAAATGCTACTACTGGAAATATGAACGATGTTCTTCAGTCAACAGATCAAACTGGTATAGCACAAGACGATATTGCAGGATCTTCAGAAAATATTGCTAAAATAAATAGAGACATTGAAGAAGACAAGCGTCAAATAAGAACATTAGGACAGCAAGAACTTGCTGCACGAATGAAAGATGCAGGTGCGATTATACCTGATGGCGCCCAGTCAACTAATCCAGTTTTTGATGAAAGCAAAGCACCTAGTTACACAGAAGCATATGATGAAGTAATGGGTAGAGATCCAGGGACTAATGGTCCAGATGACCTAGGCCAAACTGGATACACAAGGAATAAAAAGGGACAGTTTATATTTGATCCAGAAACTGGTGAACCAACAACTCTTACTGAAAGCCAGGTAAAGAAAAAGAAACGTGGTATGCGTAAAGAGAAGGTTTCTAAGTTTTCTGGTAAAGTTTCTGGTGGCCTAGGAACAGCAGCAATGGTAGCAGGTATGGCAGGAGCACCACCACAGGTAACGGCAGCATTAGGTACAGCAGCAACAGTAGCACAGTTTGCTCCAATGATTGCGGGTGCTGGACCTATAGGACTTGCAGTCGGAGCAGTAGTAGCATTAGGTGCAGGAGCATACATGCTCAATAAGCACTTTAATCAAATGGCTGCCAAGGCAGCACAGTTTGCAAAAGACTTGTCAGCAACACGAGACGGACTAAAGTCAATAGGTCAGATGAGTGGCAAAGTTGGCGCTTCTGAAATAATGGATAAGCGTAGGTCTACTAGCCAGTATGGTAAGTATGATGAAGAAATCAAGATTGATACCACATTTGGTAACAAGTTTTTTGGAACAGATGTTGGCAAAAAAGAAAAGAAACTATTCCAGGATAACGCTAAAAAGTTTGGAAGCGATAAAGCAGTAACTGATTTGTCATTGAAACTTGCTTCAGCAGTTGCTGATGGAGTTCTAGACGCCCAAGCAGCAAACAGCATTGCAGCAGAACTTGCCTTACAATTAAAAGATCAAAAAATTGAAATGCAAATTGTTGGTCAAATATCTTCTATGATTGGTCCTAACGGAGAAGATTTAAAGAATAAGCCACTTGAAACCAGAGCCATGATTATGGCAAATGCTAATGAAAGAGTTGTAAGAACAGAAGCAGACATTGCTGAAGGAACAGGAAACACAAGAGAGAATATTGCATCTGTAGCAGCATATAATATGAATAATATTGAAATGGCTACAATGATGGCAGACCAAGTTCAATTTGAATATGAAACTCAAAAGAAAAAACTTGAAGCGGAACTAGCATCTACAAGTAATGCACAAAAGAAGTTAGAAATAGGAAAGCAGATTGCAGACCTTGACGCTGCCAACTTAGAAAACGCAATGTTGATGAATACTCAATTGCTTGTCCAAATTGGTTTGCAACAGAAAAGTTTTGATAAAGTTTTCAGTAATAATTTTAGTGGAAAAGAAGACGCTTATTTTGATGCAACAAGAACACAGTTAGAAACTACCTACAAGGGTACGGACCAAGAAGAAGCATCAAAGAAGTTTTTAAATACATCAGAGTCATTCAACTCTATGGACTTTAGTGCAGGGGCAGATCAAAAAACAGTTCAATCTTTTCAAGCAAAAATGGAAATGCTTGTTGGAAGCAAAGTCTTAAGCCCAGCAGAAGCAAATAATTACATAGAACTTTTCTCTGGTCAATTAGATAAATTTGATATATTGTTTGATGCAAGCGTTCAATTCCATGGACCAGCAAAAACAAAAGAACTTTTAAATATGTTTGCAGGGTACAGTGATAAAGCAGCAGCAACTGCAATGGTTACAGAGATATCATTAACAAAAACAAATCCAGCAGAGTTCGATGCAATAATGGAAACCCTGAAGGGT